GATGATTTAGAAATCGCCGCTACAACTAGATGGAATCTTCAACCAGTTGTACTTTCGGATGAAAAGACGGTTTCATGTGTTATCTGCGACCTGACAGAAGAAGTCTTGACATGTCCACCAGAAGAATTGAGAACCAAAGTTTTGGAATGTTTGGACGTACCCCTTCCCAAGTCCATTAGAATTGGTTGGGGTTCAAATTGGAATGAAGAAACTGGACGATGGGAATTCACCCAGTCTTCAGGTGTTCTCAGTCTTCATGGACAACTCCCATTCTTTGGAAAGTGTCCAAATGTCGCAATGTGTGGTATGATGTCACCCCGCAACACACCCTACTCAAGTATTGAAGCTGCGGTGGAAGTATCAAGATCCCTCAGTCATAAATGTTTTGGAACTCGGGAACCACTCAATCCATTACTTTTGACTCAAGTTTTGTCATTGACAATTGTTGTACTTATAGTTTTAATCCTAATTTACCGTAATAGAAATCAATGAAGTTTCTAGCCACGGTTTATCAACCCATGTATGACCATAACGACAAGAAGTATATTCGTTTGGTCATACCTGAAAAGTGTTCTGAAATTGTTAGAAGAAGACAGTCAAAAGAAGTGAGAGACAATCCATTAGATGGTAACATTCTTACAGTGAAAGTTCCATTTCGTTACAGAAGAGTTATGTGTAAAGTTGAAGGAGAACCCGTTCAATCACTTTCAAAGGGTCATGAAGTAGAAGTTGAAATTGATTTTATGGGGGTTTGGAATGTTGGTGAATATAGTGGTTACTCTTGGAAACTTGTGTCTATTAAAAGTTAAAGTCGCACTTATAGTAGATGTTGACGCGTACAGGTTACCTCGTCACTGAGGGACCAATCCAAGAAATTAAAAAGGAGCTTACGGTAAGACCTCAAGTCAACGGAGACTATGGATTTCCTCCACCACCTTTCAAAGTTTTTAGAACAGCTAAGAATGGAGTCTGCGTTCCAAGATTCTACGGAACTGCTAAGGTGGGACAACCAAAGGAAGACAGACGCCCTCAACCTGCCAGGTCCAACGCAAAATTCGTCGGAACCCTACGAGACGCAACCCATCAGAACGAGGCTCTTGCTGCGGCTATTAAGGCGGGTCATGGAGTTCTCTCGCTCCCATGCGGGTATGGAAAGACCACCGTATCCCTGGCGATAGCTTGTAAATTGGGCTATCGTACAATGATTGTAGTTCATAAACAGTTCCTGGCTGATCAGTGGAAGGAGCGTATTCAGCAATTCTGTCCAGGTGCTACAATAGGTATAGTTCAACAGGACAAAAAGGAGACTGATTGTGACTTTGTTATTGCCATGCTTCAGTCGTTGTCACTCAAAGAGTACTCATTCAGTGACTTTGATTCTATAGGAACTCTCATAGTTGATGAAGCCCATCATATATGTGCCAAGGTGTTTAGTCAGTCCCTCTTCAAAATGTGTCCCAAACACATCTTCGGTCTTTCAGCAACGCCAGAGAGGAAGGATGGTCTCACAAAGGTTCTTCATTGGTTTATGGGTCCAACATTCTTTGCGGTTGAAAGAAAGAATCAGGAGCAAGTTGAGGTCTTCCCCATAACATATGAATGCTTCAACTATAGAAATCCTCCACCCTCAACCCGCTTCGGTAAAGTGTCAATGCCAAATATGATCACAGAAGTTGTTGAGGACAGGAAAAGAAATCAAATGCTTGTGGGTCTCATTAAGAAGGCTTCAGCTGGAACCAGACAACTTCTTGTATTGAGTGACCGCCGTTGGCACTGTGAGATGCTCCATCAATGCTTTCCAAAAAGTTCAGGTCTCTACATGGGTGGTATGAAGGAGGCCGATCTCCAGGCTTCATCCAAGAAGAAGATCATCTTCGCAACTTTCAGTCAAGCCCATGAAGGTTTAGACATTCCAACACTGGATACAGTCATTCTGGCGTCACCAAAGTCTGACATAACTCAGAGTATAGGTCGTATCATGAGAGAGACGAAGGGAAAGAAGAATAATCCACACATCTATGACATTCATGACCCATGGTCACTCTTTACAGCTATGTTCTACAAGAGAATGAAAGTGTATCGTCAAGGTGGTTTCAAAATACATGGTAAAGTTGCGGAAGAGGAAGAGTTCCCTCAGGGAAAGTGTCTGTTTTTATAATCTGAACATAAATTAAATGTCTGGTGCATTGATTCAACTTGTGTCCAAGGGAGTACAAGATGTTTACCTCAATAGCGAAGAGGGGCATTCATTCTTTCGTATGAAGTTTACGAGACATACAAACTTTTCACAAGCTCCAAAGTATATTAAGACTATTAGTGATAAAGATCCACAAATCACAATTCCCGTTTTGGGTGATCTTATAAATGGCATTTGGTGTGAAGGTAATACAGTGGCTTCAAACCTATTTTACAATTCTACGGTCGACCTTTATATAGGTGGACAAAAGGTGGACTCACAGCACTACGATTACTTTAGTGAGATTTGGCCAGTCTATTGTGCAGACACACAATTTAAAAACACAACTGTTACGAACAAGATGCACCCAGCTGGAGCACCAAAGTTTCTTCCATTTCACTTCTTCTTTTGTGACCATGGAGGATTTTTACCCCTTGTAGCTCTACAACATCATCAAGTTGAAATAAAAATAAATTTTGATGAGACACAATTTGAAAATGCAGTAGAAGAAGATAAACTTATAAAGGTTTATGGAAATTATGTGTACTTGGACAAAGAAGAAAGAGAATCCCTAGTAAAAAGGCAAATGGATTTTGTTATCACACAAGTTCAGAAAGCAGAATTCCAACTCAACAGTGTATCTAATAATAAAATAGAATCAGGTGGATACAATGTATTCGATCTTTCTGTTTTTAATCACCCAGTAAAGTCTATATTTTTTGGTTTTGGTACAAATAGTCCCGACTTTGCAAATGATCGTTTTACATTTCTAAACGGTGACATTCATCTCAATGGTACACCACTTCTTGAAAATATGTCACCTCTCTATTTCCACATATGTCAAATATACTACAAGGGTAAATATGGCAACTCTGATACATACGTATATGAGACAGACGTAACATATGATACGAGATATTTTGTATACCATTTCTGTTTGAATGCAGCTGAATACAACCCATCGGGTACATGTAACTTTAGTCGACTTGATAACGCTAAACTCATCCTTCGTGGTGCCGAAAAGGGACCAAATAGACCAAGTGATCAACCATTATATATTCACGCCGTAAACTATAATGTACTTAGAATACGCGATGGTATGGCTGGAATTTTATTCGGTAATTAATATAAATGGGACGGACAGCGCGTTTTGACCAGATTTATGTGGCATCCCTGGACGCCGACCCAATTGAACAGGACGTGCTCACCGGTGTCAGAAGTATCATCACAGGTGAGCTCGAAGCTGACAAAGTTGTGTCCACCATAGTTGGTGTGGCAAATACAAATCCAACAAAGAGTTTTACAGTTGGTAACAAGTTCTTTATTGATAAAGATGATCCATACACGTTACGTGTCACAGATGATACAGAACTGAATCGTCTATTTTTACAACGTCTTTCTCTTGGGACTACACAATCAACAACCGCTCTTCAAGTTGGTGATATTATCTTTGGAGATACATCCGAAAATGCACGTACAGTTCTTCGCATTGTTGGTAATACACAAAGTAGTAACCTTATCGCAACTAATTTGATCAAGACTGATAATAATGATTTGATCATAGATAGTAATGGTTCAAACACGTTGAGTGTGTCGGGTAATACATATTCGACAAATGTACAAGTTGGTAAGTACCTTTTTGTTGGATCCGAAAGTGGAGAAGGTAATTCAAATGTGGCGCTATTTAAAAATGGTAATGTCATTGTCGAGAATGGTTTTCTCAAAATATATGGTGATATGAATGTTTATGGTAACATCGCGATAACCGAAAGTGCGACCTATACAAGTGTTGAAAATCTTGTTGTTTCAAATGCTGTAATTCAAATGGGTACCGGAAATGATGGTTCATTTGATACAGGTATTCTCATGATTGATAACCCTTCAATGTCAAATATCATTGCTGGTTACATACATAATCAAAATGAGTTTGTACTTGGTAGAACATTTGGCTCGCCGGAAACACAAGAATTCGGTGTTGACACGTCGAATACCATGAATCTTCATGTTTATGGGAATGTTTTTACATCTCAAAACATAGGTGCGGCAAATACTGCACCAAAGTATAACCTGTCCGTGGGATCAAACTTATGGGTTGATGATAAAGCTGCAGGTACACAAGCCAATGTCCTGTGGTCTAATGGCTACTCATATCTCCATGGTCTTCGTCTTGGTCCTGGTGGTCTCGCTATAGGTACAGCGGTGACAGTAAATCCACAAGGTGTAATAAATCCAGATGCATCTGTCATTAGTATTTCAGGTAACATTCAAGCTAAGGGTATTAGAAGCACCGGAGAAGGCAATTTCAAGTCAGGTATATCTAATATAGCACCAAATGATACATTTTCAATAGGTGATAAACTATTTGTGAACATTTATGAATCAAATGTTTTGACTGTATTGGGTACCACATCCACACAAAGAATTATATCACAATCCCTTGAAGTCACCGACTTTATTGAAGTTGAAGGTGACACTGGTATCAAATCCGTGTCGAGTATTACAGTACATGCCGACAATGATGGACCGGACTCCGCATCGAACATTCTTGAAATGAAGTCTGGCCCTTTTACTGCAAATGTAAGTTCTATCGAAGTCTATGGAGCAAAAACATCCAATACCCACCAAAATATACGATTCAAAACAAAGAATACTGAGAGGGTGCGTATAGCATCAGATGGTAAAGTGGGTATAGGTGTCACGGAACCCCCAGAAAAGTTAACACTTGGCGGAAATCTAAAAATTAATGGAAGTAATACAGCCGTACTTGGTAATACATGGGGAACACAGGGTAACACAAGTATGCGTGTGTATTCATCTCCAGCGACCGGTGAAAACTTTATCGAGAATATAACCGCTGCTAATAAGGGTCTAAATATTAAAGTTGGACAAGGGCCTATACCCACTACACGAATGAGTATCATTGAAAATGGGCGCGTTGGTGTGGGTACGACACAACCCCAAGCACGTTTTCAGACATCGGGTGGTGAAGTATTCATAAATAGTAATGTGTCACGAGATGGTGGATTTACTCATCTATCTGGCGTACCCTTAACTGTTACAAATACAACACCAATTACTACAACTAATAACCCCACACAAGTTCTTAGACTTGCTCGGGAAGGTAAAATAACCACACCAGAGAACCATGGTGTGCGATCCACATTTAAATTGGCAAAGTTTGAAGAGTCAGCCTCAACGGCAAGAACGCGTCTTGATATAGATCTTGCTCACGGAAGTTACGCAGAGGCTGATGTAAATATTATGACATTGCGTAGTGATGGTCGTGTTGGTGTAGGTACGCATACACCAGAATCAAAACTCACGGTGAATGTCAGTGGGGCTCGAAACCCAAACAACAATGGTATACTCGTTACAAACCTTACCGATGCCGATGTCGATCAAGATGCCATTATAAGCACACGTGTACGTGAAGATGCTGGTGATGCTTTTGCAACGTACATGATTGATAATAATGGAAGTTATGAAGGTTGGTCAGTGGGTCTTGATAACAGAAACAATCAACGTGACTTTAGAATTACAAATAATGTATTCGCTGTTTCAAATGTTGCGACGACAGCTGTATTCATAGATGGTTCATCGAGAAATATTGGTATAGGTACAGATCAACCGAGAGGTGCCCTCGAAGTAAATGGAAAACTTGTCATTGGAAATGAACTATACTTTGGTGGTGTAGATAGCGATGAGTATGGAAACACATTTATGCGTGAAAGATTGTATGATCCAGATGGTAAATCGGAACTTGTTATTGTCAAAGCCAATGAAGGTCAGCTTTCAGGTGTAGCTGGTCCTGATAGAATTCGTAGTATCGCACCACTTCACATATTTCAAACATATGATAGTACGGGTCTAACTACAAATGAAACTGAAACACTTGTAACAAATGAACCAGGTGCTGGCGCGTTACTCACAATAAATAAGGATCGTGTACTCGTAGGTACAAGTGAAGATCCAGGTGGCAATTCTCGACTTTACATCAATGGTGGTTTTGCATTCGCTTCGGGTTCTAAAATCGAAACAGGTGTAATGGATATTTTCTCAACTACTACAGCGGGTGGTACAGGTATTATTGACAATTTATCTTCAAATCTCGTTTTCAGACAGAGCGGAGATGAATATGCTCGATTTACAAATACTTCATTCATTGGTATAGGTACATCAACACCTTCTACAAATGTTCACATTTATTCACCACTCACAACAAGCAATGATATTCTCAAATTGGAGAGTCCATCTCCGGCGTTAAGTCTCAAACACAATGGTATTGTGTTAAATACTGACAGCGGATTTGGTGGTTATGTAAGAGGATATCAACAAAAATCAAATGGCACAGCAGGTCTTGTATTGGGTTCTTCAAATAACAATGTTCTTAGTAATGTATTGTATATTACCGAAACAAGTAATGTCGGTATAGGTACATCAACGGCAAGTTCAAAACTACATGTGTACAACGGCATCACGCGATTTGAACATACAACGACTAACGCCATGATAGAACTGAAGACAACTGCTGGTATTTCAAATATTCTTTCGGATACAAATGGTAATGTATATATTCAACCCAATAATTCAAATACTTTCATTCGAGGTGATTTGGATATTTCTGGTGATATAAGGGTTGAAGGTCGTATCGATCTCGGTGAAGAAGTAGGTATTAACTTGGATGGATCTGAACCACAAGCACCTCTTCATGTAGGTGGAGGTATTATCACAAACTCTGACGCAGTTTCGTGTAAAAAATATTCAAATACATTCGTAGTTGATATAGGAACTGCAAACCAAGCTAAGGATGTTCAATTGATATTTGGACCGGGTGCCTTTTACGCAAAGATTGTCGCCATGTTACGAAGAATTGACAACTCAACTGTAAATGACATGAGTACATTGGTTCTCGAAATACAAGGTGGTACCGGTGATGGAACAGACCCAGATAACACATTGACATTGGGTACAAAGAATATGTTTAGTGGTGTCACAAATAATTATCCATGGAATCCAACTGTGACTCTTGGTAAAAGGGGTATAAGTATTAAACCACTTGTGTTGGATACACAATCAGAGACACGAGAATATGCGTATGATATTTATGTTGAACTGATGACAGCATGCGGTGGTAAACTTCAAAAAATTACAAGAAACCTGATCGACAATGCAGATCTCGATGACGGTGATGGTGGTGGAGTCACACAAAAGTCTTTTACATACTAATCAATTTTACCTAATGGGGTGTAAAGTCCCAAAGGTAGAATTAAAATTCAATTTACGCCCTGATGGAATCAGAGACGGCTAAGAAAAGAACGCCGACAATGAAAGCCATGACGACGTAATTACATTCAGTTTCCTCGAGGCCAACCACAGGCTTTGCTTCTTCAGCCTTGGGTTTAACAACAGGTTGCTGTTGTCTGGCCGGAGGTTCGAGTTCCTCCAAAGGACAGTAGCCTATCATTTATACTGTACTTAGAGATTAATTTCTGTCTTCTTCTTTTTGCGACCCCTCTTAGACTTGGCGGATTCAACATTGACTTCCTTCACTTCACCACCTGTGGATTCTCCTGAAATAGAGACAATGTCTGATACATCATCGTCATCATCTTGTTCAGTCACTGGCACTTGTACAGTTGTATTCATTGGTGGTGGTGGGGGCATCATGACACCACCCATTAGACTTGAGATGTCAATACCAGGACCTTGCATTTCATATTGACCGGTGCCACCCACTGGAGCCGCATCAGCTGGACCAGATGGTGCGCGAGTTGTATTTTGTACAGCGGCCATCATATTCTTGACAAGGTCTGGGTTTTGTTTGAGGACATCATTCATATTTGGAAGGGCACTCTTAAACATGGAGTTTGTAAGGTGGAACATCATCGCTGAACCACCCAACATCATGATGAGCTTGACTTCCGGAGCAACATTGACCTTGCTTCTGTACTTTACGTAAAGCTCTTCAAACACACCATCATAGTCATCCACATTCTCCATCACGGATTCGGACCAACCTTCGAGTTGAATCTCGAATGGATTGTACCTTTTATTGAGGAACTCCAAGCCAGTTACACAGGCGACCAACATACGTCGAGAGAAGCGAATGGATTGTTCAACATCAATACTGTAGGTAATCCGTTTGACTTCAGTTCGGAGATCTTCAACACTGGAATAGGCATTGAGTCTCTTATTCACAGCAAATCCCTTCTTCTCGAGGCGCCCCAATTTATTGAGGAGATCACTCTTTTCTTCATCTATGGAGCTGTATCCCTTAGAAGGTCTTTCTTCTTGCATCCCCATTTCGGGGCCATCATCGGCGTCATCAAAGAACATTGGTTCATCTTCGCCATAGTCAATTTCTTCATCTTGGTGCGGAGGGCTCGGAGCTGATTGTTTATTTGGATTCACAAAAGCATCCATTGCTTCTTGTTGTTGTGGTGGGGGTGGGCGACGCACTTGCTGTGGTTGGGGTCGTCGCACAGGCTGAGGACGTG